TTTGTCGATCCAGTAATGATTTCACTGATTCGTCGCGCTATGCCAAACTTAATTGCTTATGATATTGCTGGTGTTCAGCCTATGTCAGGTCCTACTGGTTTGATTTTCGCAATGAGCGCAAGGTACACAAGCCAAACTGGTGATGAATCTTTTTATGACGAATCTGATACAAACTTCTCTGGCCAGAACGCAGCTCAGGACGCGCCAGGCGGTGTTGTAGCAACAAGCACAACAACAGACCCGTTTGCAGCTGCTGGGTACACTAGCGCTGGTGGTATGACTACAGCACAATCCGAAGCACTCGGTGACGCGGCTGGTAATCAGTTCGCTGAAATGGCATTCTCTATCGAGAAAGTTAGTGTTGTTGCTAAGAGCCGCGCTCTGAAAGCAGAATACACGATGGAATTAGCACAAGATCTTAAAGCTGTTCATGGTTTGGACGCCGAGTCAGAACTTGCTAACATTCTGTCAACGGAAATTCTTGCTGAAATCAACCGCGAAGTTGTTCGTACAGTTAACTTTGGTGCCAAGCTTGGTGCTGCTGATACTGCTACTCCAGGCACATTTGACCTTGATGTTGACGCTAATGGCCGTTGGTCAGTAGAGAAGTTCAAGGGTTTGATGTTCCAATTAGAGCGTGAAGCAAACCAAATCGCTAAAGATACTCGTCGTGGTAAGGGTAACATCCTCATCTGTTCTTCTGACGTTGCTTCTGCACTTCAGATGGCTGGTGTTCTGGATTACACTCCTGCTTTGTCTAACAGCCTTCAGGTTGATGACACTGGTAGCACGTTCGCTGGTGTATTGAATGGTCGCGTAAAAGTTTACATCGATCCATACTTCCAAGGATCTGCTGGTAGCCACTATGCAACTATGGGATACAAAGGTTCTTCATCATACGATTCTGGTGTATTCTACTGCCCTTACGTTCCTCTCCAGATGGTACGTGCGGTTGGTCAAGATAGCTTCCAACCAAAGATCGGATTCAAGACTCGCTACGGCATGGTCGCTAATCCTTTCTCACGATCTGTGCAGGGTGCTGCGGATGTATCTGATGGAACAATCACTTCCGGTACTAATGCTTACTACCGCAAGTTCAAGATTGTCAATCTTATGTAAGATTAAGTCATCATTAGAAATGACATTCAAGGGGGCTTCGGCCCCCTTTTTTTGTCTTATAAATATACATATCATTAATAAGGTAATCAAAACAAATGGCGACTCCAACCAACACAAGCTTTCTTGCAAATAACAAATATCAATTTGTTATAGATCGTTTACCCAACTTTACCTTTTTTGTGCAAGGCATAAACATGCCTTCTCTAACTATGAACCCTGTGCAGACAAACACACCATACACACAGTTGTATCAGCCTGCAAATCAGTTGACATATGAGCAGTTACAGGTCACCTACGTTATAGACGAAGATATGCAATCGTGGTTTGAAATTTACAATTGGATGACAAATCTCGGTAACCCAACGTCGCTTGATAAATTGGGAATACTAACAACAGTCGCGGGCAAAGAAAATAGTGTTGTTTCTGATGCAAGTTTATTGATTAAAACAAACTCAAACAATGACAATATAAATGTGCAATTTTATGATATCTTTCCTATGGAACTTACGGGGTTTCAAATGAGTTCTGCCGAAGGTCAAGATTTTCAAACAACATCTGTTACATTTGCTTACACTTATTTTACTGCAACTAAGTTGACAACACCTTAAAAATATGGTATAATAGTATGCCTACTTATATTATGGAGAATATATGACGCTCGATGAAATTATTGATGAGTGGAGAAATGATTGTCAGTTGGACTCTACCGCGCTTGGCGCAGAGTCTCTGAAGATTCCAGTTCTACACAGCAAGTACATGAAAATATACTATGAGGAAAGACGCAGACTAAAAGCGATAGAATTTCAGATTAAAGATTTGCAGTTAGCAAAGCACGAATACTACACAGGTAAAATGTCCGAAGAAGAACTCCGAGAGCGTGGCTGGGAGCCATTCGAAAAAATCTTATTGAAATCCGAATCCGAAATGTATATGCAATCAGACAAAGATATCATACAGACCAATATTAAGACAGTAAACCAAAAAGAAAAAATGTCTTTGTTGGAAGAGATTGTGAAAAATTTAAATCAGCGCAATTTTCAAATCAAAAATGCGATTGATTATATGAAGCTAACGGGTGGTGAGTTGTAGTGTCAATAATAAAGGTATCAAAACTAAACGAAGTGTATGCATACATCCATTGCGAAAAAGGCGAAGGTATGGAGATAAGCGAGCACTTTACGTTTATGGTTCCTGGCTATAAGTTTATGCCAGCATACCGCAATAAGATATGGGACGGTAAGATAAGACTATATCATTCATATAATCAAACACTCTATTATGGTCTAATACCATACCTAAAAAAGTTTTGTGATGATAGGGGGTACACCTTCGAGGTGGATCGTTCGGTGGATGCTGACGAAGATTTTTCTGTAGAGGAAGCCAGAGAATTTATAAAAACTTTGCAGATGAAACTTGATCCTAGAGACTATCAGGTTGATGCCTTTGTTCATGCCATAAGAAAGCGGCGAGCGATGATGCTGTCTCCAACTGCATCCGGCAAGTCATTGATAATCTACCTTGTTACCCGTTTCCTCGACGGAAAGACTTTGATTATTGTTCCCACAACATCTTTAGTATCTCAGTTAGAAAAAGATTTCTATGAGTATGGATATGATTCGCAGAAATATGTTCACCCGATTATGTCCGGCGCAGATAAAAATACAGACAAGCCAGTAGTAATCTCCACATGGCAGTCTATCTATAAACAAAAGAAGGATTGGTTCGATCAATTTGACGTTGTTATCGGAGATGAGGCTCACCAGTTTAAAGCAAAATCTTTGACAACAATCATGACAAACCTTGATGGATGTTCATACCGGTATGGCTTTACTGGAACTCTGGACGGAACTCAAACTCATAAGCTGGTGCTGGAGGGGCTGTTCGGTCAAGTCGAAAAAGTTACAACAACAAAAACGCTAATGGACCAAGGTAATCTTGCGGAGTTTAAGATAAAATCTCTCATACTGAAGCACACTAAAGAAAACTGTAAGTTGGTGAGTAAATACAAATATCAAGAGGAAATCGACTATCTGGTTTCTAGCCAATCAAGGAACAAATTTATCACAAATCTTACGCTATCTTTAGGGGGAAATACACTTCTTTTGTTCCAATATGTAGACAAACACGGGAAAATGTTGTATAATACCATATGTGAAAAAGTTGATAAAAACAGAAAAGTGTTTTATGTGTCAGGAGAAACCAAGGCCAGTGTCAGGGAAGATATTAGAGGGATAGTGGAAAGTGAAAGCAACTCCATCATTGTGGCTTCTTTCGGTACGTTTTCTACTGGTATAAATATAAGGAACTTGCACAATGTAATCTTTGCTTCGCCCAGTAAAAGTAAAGTTAGAACATTGCAGTCTATAGGAAGGGGATTAAGATTAGGTGACAATAAAGAGTATGCTACCCTATACGATATTGCTGACGATCTGACACATGGGAAAAAACAAAACTACACGCTGCAACATTTTGTGGAAAGAATGAAAATATATAATGAAGAAAAGTTTGATTACAAGATGTATCAAATACAACTGAAAGGTTAGAATATGGAAATTAATAAAATAATCAAAACCGTAAGTGGCGACACTATAGTTGCACAGATACTAAGTGAAACTATATCTTATGTCGAAGTGAAGAATCCTTTTAAGATATATTCTACGTTTGATAATCAGAACATGAAGTTAGAAGTTATCCGTTGGGATTGGGCATCAAGATTTGATCAGCCTTTCAGAATATACAAAACGGCAATCGTTTCTGTTTCTGACCCAACATTTAATCTGGAAAAGTCATATGTAGAAGTTGTAGATAATGAACTACACTTTTATGAGAAGAAGAAAGCTGAAGAAGCTATAGATGAGTTTGAAGATTTTGATAAAAAGGATATACATTAGAAATACCCTTATGGATAGGCTACACTGTTATTTAACCACATTGTCAAGGAAATGTCAAGTACTTTAGGAAAATATTATGAAAAAAGATAAGCCATTGAAGCATTACGTAGACAACCAGCTGTTCTTAGAGAATATGGTCGTGTATAGAAACTCCGTATTAGCAGCTAGGGAGAACGAGATGCCTAGACCTAGAGTGCCTGAGTATATTGGCTCCTGCCTGTTCAAGATAGCAACGCATCTATCACGCAGACCAAACTTTGTCAATTATACCTTTCGAGATGATATGATTTCGGATGGCGTAGAAAACTGTCTATTGTATATCGACAACTTTAACCCCGAGAAATCAAAAAACCCATTTTCATATTTCACGCAGATCATATACTACGCATTCCTAAGAAGGATTCAGAAAGAAAAGAAACATCTATACATTAAGTATAAGAGCATGGAAAATGAGGTCATCAATACGCTGATTCAAAACTTGGGTGAGGATCACGTAACCACTCAGCTCAATGGTATGATGCACGATGCATACAGCGAAGAGTTCATTGCAAACTTCATCCAAAGCTTTGAAGCAACCAAGAAAAAGAAATCAAAAAAGAAGTCTTGACATTGTTGTTATATTAGTCTATAATATACAATTAACTTAGAAATGGATTTATTAAATGAAAGTGTGCCTCTTAGGTGATACTCATTTTGGTGTACGTAACGATTCGTTGGCGTTTCATCGATACTATGACAACTTCTACACAAACCAGTTCTTTCCTTATATAGAAAAACATGGTATTAAAACAGTTATTCAGCTGGGTGATTTGTTTGATCGCAGGAAGTATATCAACTTTGTTTCTCTGTCAGAAAGCCGCAGGTATTTTTTTGACAGGTTACAGGAGTTTGATATTGATTTTCATGCGTTGATTGGCAATCACGATATCTTCTGGAAAAATAGTGTGGAAGTAAACTCTCCAGATTTGTTACTTCGAGGTTATGATAACATTACTCTGTGGCAGGGGCCGGGTTCTCTGACCGTGGGTAATACGGTGTTTGATATGATACCTTGGATTTGCAAGGATAATCAGGAAGAGATCTTCAACTTTATTGATAGAAGTAACTCTCCATTTTGCATTGGTCATTTTGAGTTGGCTGGTTTTCAGATGATGAAAGGTATTCCGTCTCACGATGGTATGAACTCCGATTTTCTTGATCGATATGATTCTGTATACAGTGGGCACTTTCACACACAATCTCAAGTGGGCAAGATCCGCTACTTAGGAACTCCATACGAGTTGTTTTGGAATGACTATAACGATCCTAAAGGGTTTTGGATATTTGATACTGATACCTCTGAGATCGAGTTTGTAAAAACGCAATATAATATGTTTCAGAAGATTTACTATGACGATTCTAAGGATATGCCTGATATTGATTTTGATGACTATGCAGATTCTTATGTTAAGATTGTCGTACTGAATAAACAAAGTCCATATTTATTTGACAAACTGCTCGATGAGCTGTATAATGTAGATCCTGCAAACATTTCTGTGATAGAAGATTTTGCGGATGAAACTCTTGGTGATATAGATTCTGAGTTGATCGATCAGGCAGAAGATACTCTGACGATTTTATCTAACTATATTGACCAACAAAACATTGATGAATCTGAGGAGGTAAAAACTCTTATGCGTGAATTATATGTTGAAGCATTATCTCAGGAGACTATTGCGTGATCGTATTCAGAACATTAAAGTATAAAAACTTTTTGTCTTCAGGAAACTATTTCACGAAAATTGAACTGGACAAAGAAATTTCCACCCTGATTCTTGGTGCTAATGGCTCGGGTAAGTCTACCATGCTAGATGCTTTGTGTTTTAGTTTGTTTGGTAAGCCTTTTCGGAATATCAATAAGCCACAATTGGTTAACAGCATCAACCAAAAAAATGCGGTGGTTGAGGTTGAGTTTGATGCTGGTAATAAATCCTATCGTGTTGTTCGTGGTATGAAGCCTAACATCTTTGAGATTTATTGTAACGGCAAGTTCTTGAATCAAGACGCTGCAGTAAAAGATTATCAAGATACTTTAGAAAAGGTTATTCTGAAACTGAATTACAAGTCATTCACACAGATTGTGATATTGGGTAGTGCCTCGTTTACACCTTTTATGCAGTTGTCTGCGGCTGACCGTAGATCTATTATTGAAGATTTGCTGGACATTCGAATTTTTACCACTATGAATTCCTTACTAAAGGAAAGACACTTAAAACTAAAAAACGAGGTGTCTAACACAAAATATAAATCAGATTCTGTTGAAGAAAAGATTGATGTACACAAGCAATATATCGATGATATCACGAGAGATAACAAAGAAAAGGTTGCTGTTCTGCAAGAACAAATTGATGATGAGCAGATTCAGATAGAAAAGCGCAAAGATGATCTTGATAGTTTGGAGTCTGCTCGTAACTCACTGCAAGAAGACGTAAAAGTCGCCTCGTCGGTTTCCGATAAACTAAAAAAACTAGAAGATGTTCGTAAAGATCTAAGCCGTACCGTCAAGAAAATTGATAGTGAAATTTCTTTTTATGAGGGTAACGATGAGTGCCCTACTTGCAAGCAGGATATAGACGGTGTTTTTAAGTCTAGTGTGCTTTCTGAGCGGGCAAATAAAAAGATTCAGGTGAGCGAAGGTTTGTCAGAACTGAAGTGCAAGCATAAGTCTCTGAAAGAGCGTATGGAGTCTATCAATGAATCTATGAATAAAATCGACAATTTACAAAAACGAATTGTTAGTCTACAGAGCGAAAACACGGCATCCCAGAAATATATTGGTTCACTACAACACGAAATTTCTAGATCAGAATCGGCTAAAAATAACATCAAAGAGCAGCAAGAAAAGCTTGCCAAATACGAACAGGAACTGCTTGATATCGAGGATAATATCCGCATAATGCTCGATGAAAAACATCATCAGGAGATTGCATCTACCTTGCTCAAGGATACTGGAATTAAAACTAGAATCATCAAACAATACATTCCGATTATAAACAAGTTGGTGAATAAGTATTTGGCGTCTATGGATTTCTTCGTGAACTTCAATCTTGACGAAGCGTTCAAAGAAACTATCAAGTCTAGGCACCGCGATGACTTTTCGTATTCTTCCTTCTCTGAGGGTGAGAAACAGCGGATTGATATGGCACTAATGCTGACTTGGAGAACCATTGCAAAACTCAAGAACTCAGCTAGCACAAATATTTTGCTTTTGGATGAAGTCTTTGATTCTTCTCTCGATAATAATGGAACAGAGGATCTTATGAAACTTCTCAATATGCTAGAAGCGACTAATCTATTTGTTATTAGCCATAAGGGTGATATCCTGCAAGACAAGTTTGCTGATGTTATGAAGTTCGAAAAGCACAATAATTTTTCTCGGATGGTAGAGCAATGAAAGCGTGGCAGCATGGGTACGATCTAGATTATCTAAAAGATATAGAAAAATTGTTTGATGACTACAATCAGTATACTTTATCGCCTTTTGCTAAGTACAAGAAAAATAACATTGCGGAGTCTTTACACAAGAACAGGCTGATATTATTAGATGATGCGCGTTTGGAAGTTGCCGAGTCTAAAGCTAAGTCTAAGATCAAGGTGTATGGTAATACTGTGCTGGGTGAGAAGCTATCCGGTGATATTACTATATCAAAGTTGTCGGGTAACATTTCTACACTGAAAAATAAAATTAATGAGTACACTGCAGACTGTTGGCTATACGTGTGGGCAGAAAATAATTCGCACGTTGAGTTGGCGAAGGAATGTGGGTTTTGTGAAGTTGGACCTAAGATTACTTCATACGGAGAAATCTATAAGATATATTATCGGGGCGAGTCGAGAGAGTTTCCTGAGATAGACCCTGTTGAGTTTGTTGGTATCAAAAAAGTTGATAATGTTGATGGGGATTTAATTGAGTCGATACGATCTAAACTGGACAAACTACCCGAGTTTACAAATCATTATAGCAACTATAACAAAGGAAAGTCTTGGTCTGCATTATCTTTGCGCGGATACACCGATGACCCTGCGTTTATCACTAAACCTTCCGAGATGTCGGATGCGTGGAAAAAAGATCACGTAGATATTGACTTTACCCTACAAGATAGTGTATTATATAATCTGTTCCCTGAAGTGAGGGATCTGATAGAACCTTACGGTGATGATGTTCATCGTGTCAGATTTATGTTATTGAAACCTAAGTCTGGTGAATTGAGTCGCCATACGGATCAAGTTGACCCCGATTCTGGTGGCTCTTTGGGGAAGTTGGCACGATTACATTTTCCTATCGTAACAAATGATATGGTTATGTTTACAGTCTGGGATACTGATGGAGTAGAACAGAATGTTAGTATGAGTGTTGGTGAGTGTTGGTTTCTTGATACGAGGAAGCCTCACAAAGCAGTGAACTTCGGTTCCGAAGACCGAATACATTTAGTTGTTGATGTTGTGACTAAGGAATCTTTATATGGAAAACTTATTGGTTGATGATTATTTAAAGTTGCTTGCTGGTTGGCAAGATCCAAACCCCGCGCCTGTGATAGAGGAATATGATGGCGTATCTGTAGTGCGTGATGACTTACTAAACTATGGTAGTAAGATTAGATTTATTGATTATTTTGTTGGTCACGCAGAAGAAAACAGAGATGTGGAAGAGTGGGTGTTTGGGTCTTGCCCCGCAACTGGATATGCACAGATAAGTTTGCCTGTAGTATGTTCTAAGTATGGTAAGAAAGCAGTTTTGTTTATGGCAGAGAGGAGTATGGACAAACTCCACAACTACCAGAAGCGGGGGATAGAACTCGGTGCTGAATATCACTGGGTTAAGATGGGAATGCTCAATGTTACACAATCCCATGCGCGTAAGTATGTAGAAAAGTCTCCATCTACACGCCGAGTTCTACCCCTTGGATTGGAACACGAAACTGTTCTGGCTTCCATCATAAAAGTCGCTCAGGATTTACCTATCAAACCAGACGCGGTGTGGTCTGTAGGATCGTCCGGTACTCTTAGCAGGGGATTGCAGTTGGCGTTTCCTGATGCAGAAATCCATGTTGTTCAAGTTGGGCATACAATGAAGGAGAATGAAATAGGTAGAGCAATCCACCACATTTCCCCTTATAAATTTGATCGTCCTGTCAAGGAAAAGGAGATGCCCCCGTTTCCTTCAGCTCCTACCTACGATGCTAAAGGTTGGAAGCCTATGATGGATTATTACGAGACTCACGATAAACCACAAAATATTTTGTATTGGAATGTTGCTTTTTAGGAAAAACTGTGTTATAATATGCATTCAACTGGAGATTATATTATGCGAAGATTTAAGATTTATACTGGGCGGTATGGTGGTGAACTTACTATTGGTAGGATTTCTCAAGAACTTTTTGATAATTTAAAGTATGCAGATGAAGATGTTATTATCGAGAATTTTGATGGCTGGGATTCTGATTTAGCATGGCATGACATTGATGATATCGAACATATTAGCGGACCTTTTGCTGATAATGAATATGATGTTTTCGAAGTAAATTCTGAAGACGAGGAGATTGCCGAAGTAGGGCGATTTAGATACAATGGTCTGTATGCCCGTGAAGCATATTTGTATGATATCAGTGCTCATGCTGCACGCCCAGAAGGTGCACCTGCACCAATCACACCAGAACTGCAACCGGTGCTTCATTTCTTTAGTGAGGAGAAGGGTGGGTTTGGTGAGGTTTATATTGAGACTGAAGGTGACTTTGACCCTGCTAAGTTGTGTATCGGTACTGTCGAAACGGATCTGGCTGAGATCATTGATGAGTACTACTATGATGGTAAGCATGTGGAACCGGACCTAGATTTTTGTGATACTGTGGGTAAAGGTTACTATGCCAAAGTCGGGGCTATGAATATGGAATGGCACGATAATCGATCCAACTATGGTCCTGATAGTGAGTTCGTTAAAGAAGCTTTGGAATACTATGAAGAATAAATTTATTGTTGCGTATATGAAAGTTGCAAAAACTTTCGCTGAGATGAGCTACGCCAAGAGAGCTAAAGTTGGTGCTATCATTGTTAAGGATGATAGGATTATCAGCATTGGGTATAATGGTATGCCTTCCGGTTGGGATAATGACTGTGAGTTGCAAGTTCTGCCCAGCTGGGCGGGCAGCATAAATGACATCCCCGAAGAGGATCACGACACTTATGTGACATATGTTTCCAAACCAGAAGTGCTTCACGCAGAGGCTAATGCTATTGCTAAAGTTGCGCAGAGTTCTGAGTCGTGCAAGGATGCTATATTATTCACGACTCATATACCCTGCATCGAATGTGCCAAGTTGATTCATCAGAGTGGGATTCGAAAAGTATATTATGATGAAGAGTATAATGCAAATAAGGGTTCTGGTAAGCATTTCTTACACAACTGTGGGACAGAGTTGGAACAGGTTTTATGAAATATTTTTACGAAAAGAACAACCACTTAATCGATCATAAGGTGAACAAAACTTTTGACGAAATTCTGTGGATGTCTGATCAAGAATTTCGTGATTGGTTTATTGAGTTGCGAAAAACCGTTGCTCAAATTTGGGATGACTATGGCAATCCTCCTAGAGTTGGTAAAGATGAGGAGGACATCAAAAAACAGTTTAAGAAAATGGCTGGATATCCTGTACACGAGTTCGAGACTATTGACGAACTTACTGGTGAGTCTGATATCATTAGAAATCATTCTGGGTTAGGTAATGCCGTGAACCAATGGTTTCCTACCATGATGAAGACGCGAATAAACTATAGTGAAAAAGATGTGGGGTTATCAATCTACGATCACTTTGCCAAGGATGAGTTGTTAGAAAAAACAATAAAGTATGCGCGCCGACATTTCAAGCGAGATTCGTTCTATCAGCATTCTCGTACTATGATGGTTGGTGAGGAAATCGTGGTGGGTAGTGTGAGGCACACACTAACCGATGTCAAGAGTTTTGTTGAATGGTTTGAAAGTAAAGCCCGACAGTACGGCACACACGATTACTGGATCGAACACAAGAAAGGTATTGACTACTCTGGGTATAACGAAAAGATTAATAAAGTTGAGTTTTTACTATTGACAAAGGAGCAACTTTTAGAGTATAATATACCCGAGTCGTGCAAAACCAACATTGATTATGAAGACAAAGAAGGATTCATATATACGATTCGTTTTTATGAGAAGGGGCAGAAACTTTTCCCTGCCGGATACCGAGCGTTCCGAGTTTCTTGGTGTCAGTATGCGGTAAACTTTCCACCTATGACGGCAAAGTATTTGTATGAAAAGTACACAAAGCACATTGAGAATCAAGATACGATTAAGATTTATGACCCGTCTGCTGGGTGGGGTGGGAGATTGTTAGGAGCTATGTCAGTTAGGTCTCCTCACAAGATACACTATATTGGAACCGATCCAAATAAAGACCATACGATTACTTTGCCTGACGGAAGTTTGAGTACTAAATACCATGATGTTGCTAGATTCTATAATGAGACTAAGAACGAAGCTGTCTTGTTTAAGAAGTCTCATACACACGAAATCTATCAGTTGGGTTCAGAAGTTATTGGTGAAAATCCAGACTTCCAGAAACATAAGGGTGAGTTGGATATGGTATTTACTTCGCCTCCTTACTTTTCAAAGGAAGCGTACTCTGAAGATGATGAGCAGTCCTACAAGAAGTTTGATACATATGAAGTATGGCGTGACGGATTTTTAAAACAAACACTAAAAACTGCGGTTGAGTATTTGCGTAACGATAGGTATTTGCTGTGGAATATTGCAGATATAAAACTCGGAAAAAATATGCTACCGTTAGAAAACGATAGCAGAGAAATTCTGGAGGGTTTAGGAATGACCTATAAAGGTGTTCTTAAAATGGCTCTTGCTAGAATGCCAGGCGCGAATCGAATAGATTCCGAAACTGGCGAAGCAACTATGAAAAATAGTTGCAAAATAAACGGGAATATTACTAAATATGAACCCGTATTTGTTTACTACAAACCTTAAGGAGTTTAGTATGATTACTATTGATGGTACAGAATACACTGAAGAGCAACTAACCGATACCCAAAAGTATTTGGTGGCTCAAGTGCAGGATATTCAGGGAAAAATGCAAAACTTGCAATTCCAACTTGATCAGTTGAATGTTGCTAAAGATGCGTTTTCAAATCAGATTGTGACTTCGGTGCGAGAAGCACAAGAAGCTGAAGCAGAATCTGGTTCTGATGAGCCTACTACTGAAGTTGCGGCTGATCCTGCTACTGCAGCGCAATAACATTAATGGGCGAAGATATTCGCCCTTTTTTGTTGACTTTTTAAATATTATGCTATATAATGAGGTAAATTTATGCCAGAGGTGAATATGAAACTTAGTGAAGATACATTGAATGTTCTTAGAAATTTTTCTATTATCAATCCTAGCTTAGTGTTTAAGCAAGGTAATGTTATTAGAACAATTTCCAAGCAAGAAAATATTTTGGCACGAGCCACTGTTGATGATTCTTTCGACAATAATTTCACGATTTATGATTTGAACAGATTTTTGTCTGTGCTGTCATCTATGGATAATCCTGATATTGGTGTTGATGGCGGTTCTTCTTTGGTAATTTCTGATGATAAATCTAAGGTTCGCTATGGATTGTCCGATGAAGTTTTGGTTGTGTCTCCGCCCCAAGATGACATCGAGTTATCGAATGCCAAAATCCACTTCCGTCTGAATTCTGACAACTTTACTAAGATTGTGAAAATGGCTGGTGTGATGGGACTGCCTAACATTGTAGTTAGAGGTGATCGCAAAAATATTTCCATTGCCGCAATCGATGTGAAAAATGCCGACAGTGATGTTTTTTCTATTGATGTCGGTGAAACTTCGTTGGAGTTTCAAACTATTTTTAACTATGAAAATCTGAAGATTGTAAATGCAGATTATGATGTGTCAATTTCTACTGATGGAATCTCGCATTTCTCACGAGTTGCTGGAAATCTTGATTATTGGATTGCTACGGAGTCTGGATCTTCATTCGTCGAATGACCCCCAATTTTAAGCTGTTTTTGTGTTTCTTGATATTAGTATATGTATTGACACAGTTGCCAATTTATGCTAAACTATTACTTTGTTATGTGTGGGGTGTTCTATGTTAGAAAATGTATTGTGGGTGGAAAAGTACCGCCCCAAAACTGTCGGTGATACGATACTTCCTCAAGGTCTTAAAAAAACCTTCGAGGAGTTCGTCGGCAAAAAAGTTATTCCAAATCTGATACTATCAGGTCGTGCTGGTATTGGTAAGACAACGATTGCAAAAGCTATGCTTGAGGAATTGGGGTGTTCTTACATGACGATTAATGGTTCGATGGATAGGAATATTGATACGCTTCGTAATGAAATTCATAACTTTGCGTCTACCATTTCTATGAAAGGTGGGCGTAAATATGTCATTCTTGATGAAGCAGATTATCTGAACCCCCAATCTACCCAGCCAGCACTTCGAAACTTCATCGAAGAGTTTTCTGCTAATTGTGGATTTATTCTCACTTGCAACTTCCCAAACAAAATTATTGAGCCTTTGCACAGTCGGTGTTCTCTTGTAGATTTCAACGTATCTAATGCAGAGATCAATAAATTGTCGAGCAAGTTTTTTGAGAGAACTAAATTCATTCTCGACGAAGAAAACATTGAGTATGAAGATGTGGTTCTTGTAAAGCTCATTAAAAAGCACAATCCAGACTGGAGGCGCATCCTGAACGAACTTCAGAGATATGCTTCCTTGGGTAAAATTGATACGGGAATATTGACAAAATCGTTGGACACCGATATCGACGAACTTGTTGTTCATCTAAGGGAAAAGAACTTTACTGCGATGAGGAAGTGGGTTGGTGAAAACTTGGAGGGTGATGTTACCCCATTCTATCGTAAAGTATTCGATAGTATGACTGCTATCTTACAGGAAAACTCTATACCGCAGATGATAATTCATCTCGGAAGATACCAGTATCAGTCTGCATTCGTCTCTGACCAAGAGATAAATATCGTATCATTCTTAACAGAAGTGATGGCAGACTGTCAATTCAAGTAAAAGGGGGGGTTTATGGATCCTGTATACTATACTATTTTGACTATGTTTTGTATGATGTGTGCTTATTTTTGGGGAAAACGGAATGGAATTTCCTACGGAATAATTCGCACTTATGCTAGGGTAACTGAAGCTTTGGGTTTCCACGGAGTTGAGTTTGATGATGACACCTCATCGATAGTTTTTATTGATAAGTGGGGCGGTAAACATAACGCAAAAGATGCTTTCAAATGATGAAATATTTTTTGTTGATGTGGGTTTTGATATGCATATTTACTACGTACACTTTTATGACACTTGTGGATGCACCGCAAGAAAGTGTTGTAATTGAGGAGAATTTGCCGCAAGAAAGTGTTGTAATTGAGGAGAATTTGCCGCAGGAAAGTGTAGATGAAACAAATACAACTGAGTCTGTCGCGCTTGACCCTCGTGCAGTAGAGTGTATGGCATTAAATATTTACCATGAGGCTAGATCTGATAACTTTGCAGGAAAAATTGCTGTGGCAGATGTCGTTCTAAATAGAGTAGAAAGTAATAGGTATCCGAACACAGTATGTGAAGTTGTTGAGCAGTCGAAATTAAGAACTAACTGGAAAGGTGACGTGGTTCCAGTAAAAAATATGTGTCAGTTCAGTTGGTTTTGTGATGGATTGTCCGATGAGCCTTACGATGCTGGTTCTTGGGAAGAAGCTTTTGCTGTTGCTGAAGTATCTTTAACTCAGGATAAGTACAGGGGAATTACGGAAGGTGCTACGCACTACCATGCAACATATGTTACGCCAAACTGGATCGATGATAGGGGAATGCAAGTTGTCGGTCGAATAGGGCAACATAAATTTTACCGGTGGCAATAGGAGAATATGTTATGAAAAAATGTTTGATTACACCTCAGTATAAATTCAATGAGGGTGATTTGCTTGATCAGTTTAGAGACTATGTAAATTCGACATACGACAGTCATTATTCGAAGGACAAGTTTCAGGCAACGGAGTTTGTTATTGATGGTGGGCATGGTACTGGATTTTGCGTTGGTAATGTGCTAAAATATGCACAAAGATATGGTAAGAAGGGAAGCCCCGAAGATCATCGAAAAGATTTGATGAAAGTTTTGCACTATGCTTTGATTCAACTATATATTCACGATGAAGAAAATATCTCAAATCTTGATGACTCCAGAGTCTCTCCGTCATTTCTTACGGAAAACGACTACCCAGAATATGACCCAAAGATGGCGCCAGGTCATCACTCCAGACTGAATGATGCCACTCCCGAAGAGTGGGACAGTGTGTCTGGTTATTCTCCAAGAATTAAGGGCGTTTCCCTTAGCGGTTAACAAGGATATATTATGTACGAGTATAAAACAAAATTAATTAAAGTAGTTGACGGTGACACCGTTGATGTGGATATCGATCTTGGCTTCGGCGTTTGGTTAAAGAAAGAACGAGTGCGCATCATGGGTATCGATACTCCAGAATCTCGAACCCGTGACAAGGTAGAGAAAGTTTTCGGCAAAGCCGCAAGCAAGCGATTGAAGGAACTGCTTGGACCAAACCCAGTACTGCAAACTAAGATTGCTCGCGACGGTGAAGATATGAAAGGTAAGTTCGGACGTATCCTTGGCGACTTTATGGTGTATGATTCGACCCTTGATGCTTGGAGACCAGTTACTTCGGTAATGTCAGAAGAAGGTCATTGTGTTCCTTACTACGGCGGATCCAAAGAAGATACGCAAGTATCTCACATGAACAATCGTCGCAAGTTAATTGAAGAAGGTGTTGTGAAAATGACATTGGAAGAAGCAGGATTGGTATGAACCCTTTTGATTATTTGAATGCGATAAATACGTCTAAGAAGAACTTGATGGAAAACTCTGCTAACGATGAGTTGGCGGAGAAATCCTACGAACCTTTTCTGACTAATCGTGGATTATCGTATTTCCCAGATTCTATTTTTTATGCTAATGAAATGAATATGAACAATATGCTGTCGAAGAAGGCACAATTCTTATATTTACTAAATAGTGTCAGACCTCGCAAAAGGTTTAGTAAGTGGCATAAGCAGGAAAAATCTGATGATCTGCTGCTGATATCTGAAATGTTTGGGTACAGTAAACCCAAGGCGAGAGACGCGCTGAAAATCATGAGTGGTGATCAGCTGAATGAATTAAGGATAATTGCTGAGGCGGCGGTATGATCGTTTCGGGGAGTGAGCGTAGCTATGGAAGTAAATATAGACACATTACTGGAGGTTCGTCTAAAAGCACCGGATGACTTTCTAAAAGTTAGAGAAACACTGACAAGAATCGGTGTTGCTTCTAGGAAAGAACAAAAACTATTCCAATCATGTCATATCTTGCACAAGAGGGGTAGATACTTTATTGTGCATTTCAAAGAACTGTTTGCGCTTGACGGCAAACCAACTAATTTTGAAGATAACGATATAGGAAGAAGAAACTCGATAGCAAATCTGTTATCCGAATGGGGCTTGGTTGAGATTGTATCTCCAGAAAAATATGCAGATTCCTTAGCACCACTATCCCAAATTAAGATCATATCATATGCTGATCGGGGTGATTGGGAGTTGGTAACGAAATACAATATAGGAACTAAAAAGCGAGTAGAATAGTATGTTTGGTTATGTGAAAATGTTTTTGTTGTTTGGTGCCATCGGTGCCATCGGTGGTGCTTACTCCTACCACCAAGTTACGATCTCTAAGTTTGAAGCGGGTATTGCTAAACTAGAAGCAAACAACCGCACCCTTAAAGAGAATCAGGTACAATTGGACATTGCCATCAACACGGCAGAAGCATCACTCAAAGCAGCCGAAGAAAACGCTAAGAAATCTGAAGCAGCAATGAGTGCTCTCACCTCTCGCAACCAAGAGTTGAATCGTGAGAAGCAAACATATTTGAAGATTTTCAAGGACCACAACCTTACCCGTCTTGCTCGAGCCAAACCCGGCATGATTGAGAAACGAATAAATAATGGAACACAGAAAGTGTTTGAGGCATTAGAAAATGATACGAAAGAACTTATGGATATTGATGATACCGATGCTGGCGAGTTGTCAGATGCTCCCAAGACTGGAGTGGGGTCCGAAACCGATAGTGGTTCAACCGGAACCACAGATAGTAACGGTAACTGAGAAGGTTCCTTTACGGATCTACCAACCACCTCTTCCCCAAGAGATTGATTTACTCAACGTAAACTTCTTTGTCATCACCGAAGAAAACCTAGAAGATAAATTCAAAGAAATCGAGAAGATGCTCGATGGGCAGTTCGTCGTGTTCGCACTCACTCCGGACGGGTATGAAAAGATGGCAGAGAACTTCCAAGAGGTTCGACGTTATGTGCTACAACAGAAAGAGTTGATCATCTACTACCGTGAAGCAACCACAGAGAGTGAAGGGACTACTGCAAAAGAATGGGCAGAAAAAAATAAATAAAAATTTGACATTTTGTAAAAAATGTGTTATAAATAACATCGTCCACGCAGAATAATCTGGTGGATAGACAACAATCTTGCTTAAATTAAATAAGGAGATAGCAATGGTTACTACACGAACAAAAGTGTTTTCGTTCCCCCACTCTCGTTTCATTGGTTTCGACCATGTCTGGGATGAGATAGAAAAACTGACTGCCGCTGGCGCAAACGAGAAGGGTTTTCCCCGTCACAATATTATCAAATATACTGACACGGAATACGCCATGGAATTTGCACTTGGTGGTTATCGCAAGAAAGATCTAGAGATCGAGGCTAAGCCCGGTGTTCTGGTCATTCGGGGAAACCCAGAAGAGGATAAGAAAGATTATCTTCATAAAGGGATTACTACGAAGAAATTCGTGGAAACATTCCGACTCGCAGACCACGTTGTCGTTGATGGAGCTGAATTCGTCAATGGACTACTAGTGATTAAACTCAAAGTGGAACTACCCGAAGAACAGCGTCCGAGAAAAATAGAAATCTCACAAAGGACGTAACAAATGAAAACTTTAAAAAGCGAAGGCGCGATTGCATTGTATCAAGGTTTAACCGTACTTGCGATTGCACCATTAATGATTCTCGCTTCTTACTTCGCGTAAGGATAGATAATGATTAAGAAAATCAAAAACTGGTTAGGCATTGTATTCTTTGCTTCGCTTGTACTGGGAGGTCTAATAGCACCTCTCTTCACACCTAACTACGGTGTGTACACAGCGGGTTCAAGTCTGTATATGCCGGCGCCATATTTGTAACATAGTGTGGGTTTGCTGACGTTCCCTGATTCTACTGCAACGAATCTATAAAAATGTCAGGCTAATTTATTATGAGGATTTATTATGAACACAGAAGTAAAATTGATTCATTTTGTCAACAATGAAGATGTGCTCGGCGAACTCATCGAAGAGGACGCAACACATTATGTAGTTAGAAACCCTTGCGCACTCGCAATGGTCTTGGATGAGAGTCAAACTCCAAGTTTAAGTATCCGCCCCCTGATTGTGTACTCTAAAGATGAAATTGTAGAGTTGAATAAAAATCACGCCATTTACTGCGTTGGGGTTGACAATCAGATCGCAACACAGTATAATAGTATCTTCGGAAACATCATCCTCCCAGAAAAGAAGATCATAATTTAATGTCAAAATTCTACACAAATTTCTCAAGACGCGGCAACAAAATCCTAGAGATAGGATACAACCAGAATGGTGAGAAGTATGCCCGCAAGGTGCCATACTGTCCAACACTATATCTTCCCAGCGAGACACCGACCGGATGGAAAACTCTGGACGGGCAACATGTCAAACCGAGAGAGTTGGATAGTATGGGTGCCGCTAAGTCGTTCTTTGAGAAGTATGAGGATATGTCAAACTTCACGGTATATGGATCCGCAAACTATGCTTATTCATATATCAACGAAGAATACCCAGACGCTATAGACTACGACAAGTCTCTGCTTCGAGTGGCAAACATAGACATCGAGGTCGGCTCCGAGAATGGGTTTCCGGAACCGGCATTGGCAAACGAACCCTTGACTGCAATCACATATAAGATGCGTGGCGTCTATTACGTTTTTGGTTGTGGTGAGTTTGTGACTGATCGCCCTGAAGTGCGATATAAGAAATGCGAAGATGAAAGAGATTTGATCTTGACTTTTCTTGACACTTGGGAAAGAACTTCCCCTGACATCTTGACGGGTTGGAACGTGCAGTTCTTTGATGTTCCTTACTTGTATAATAGAATATGTAAACTGTTCAGCGAAAAGACTGCGGTTAGGTTATCGCCTTGGGGGATGATTGGTGAAAGAACTACAACAATCTTTAATAGACAACAAACTGCTTTTGATCTTGTTGGTATTGCGATATTGGATTATCTTGAGTTGTACAAGAAGTTTACCTATTCCAATCAGGAAAGCTATCGATTAGACCACATTGCGTTTGTCGAACTTGGGGAACGCAAATTAGATTATAGTGAATACGAAAACCTCAATCAACTATACAAGCATGACTATCAACTTTTCATTGAGTACAATATCAAAGACGTTGACTTGGTTGACCGAATAGATGATAAGATGAAATTGATTGATATGGTAATGGCTCTTGCTTATGACGCCAAAGTCAATCTTACCGACGTATTCACACAGGTTAAGATGTGGGATGTATTGACTCATAATCACCTATACAAGAATAACGTTGTTGTTCCTCCAAAGAAGAGAAACCACAAAGTCGAGAAGTATGAAGGTGCTTATGTCAAGGAACCTGTGCCGGGGCGTTACGAGTGGGTATGCTCATTCGATTTAAACTCGCTCTATCCACATTTGATTATGCAGTATAATGTTTCCCCAGATACTATTGTTGAGGGTGAATATACTAACACCTCGATCAACGAACTGCTATCTGGAAGTTATGTTTCAAATTCTAATAACTGCATGGCAGCAAACGGGCATTACTTTCGAAAAGATGTTCGTGGATTCTTGCCAACAATGATGGATACTATGTACGAGGATAGGTCCAAGTATAAGAAACTTATGATCGGATGGCAGAAGAAGAAAGAACTCGCAACTTCCAAAGAAGACATCACCGAGTGTGAAAATCAAATATCAAAATACGACAACTTACAATTAGCCAAAAAAGTTCAGTTGAACTCTGCTTATGGTGCTATTGGGAATCAGTGGTTTCGTTTTTACGATCTTCGGCAAGCAGAAGCAATTACCCTGTCTGGTCAATTAGCAATTCGTTGGATAGAACGCAAGTTAAATGTTTACCTAAACAAACTTTTAAAAACTGACAATTTTGATTATGTAATTGCGTCAGATACTGACTCTGTATATTTGAACTTAGGGCCGTTAGTTAAAGCATCATACAAAGATAGCCTACCCGATAAGAATAAAGTTATTGACTTCCTTGATAGGGTTTGCGAAGAGAAAATCCAAAAATACATAGACAAATGTTATCAAGAGCTTGCAGATTATATGAATGCGTATGATCAAAAAATGATTATGAAGCGTGAAGCGATTGCTGACATTGGCATATGGACCGCAAAGAAAAGATATATCCTAAATGTTTCTGACAATGAGGGTGTGCGATATACGAAACCCAAACTAAAGATGATGGGTATCGAAGCTGTCAAATCATCCACTCCCATGTCGTGCCGGGATAAAATTAAGGAAGCACTCAATATTGTAATGAATGGAACCGAATCGGATCTACACACTTTCGTTAATCAATTCGAAAAAGAGTTTGCTCAGTTGCCTTTTGAAGATGTGGCTTTTCCTCGTGGTGTATCTGAATTAACCAAGTACTCTGACAAAGATACATTATACAAAAAAGCGACACCCATCCATGTTAGAGGTTCTTTGGTATTTAATAATATGCTCAAAAAACATAATCTCACGAAGAAATATGAACTGGTCAAGGATGGTGAGAAAATCAAGTTTTGTTATATGAAGATGCCTAATCCCACTCAGGAAAATGTAATTTCTGTTCCTTCTGTGTTACCTAAACAATTTGAGTTAGATAAATACATAGATTATGACCTACAATTCCAAAAATCGTTTGTAGAACCACTAAATAATATAGTAAACACATTTAGTTGGACAGCACAACCAGTATCGAACTTAAGAAGGTTTTTCAAAACATGACAACAATACCACAAGAATATCTGGATTTAAGAACACAAGAAGATTTTGGTTTCAGTGCAGTAGATGAGTCTGAAGTACAGCAAGTCACTGATAGTGAAACGCTGGAAACCACTATTATCCGCGAAACTGTATCCACTTCTAATGAATCTATTGCCAGACTTGAGCAAAAGATTGATAGTGTTCTTGCGATCTACGAACAAACCACTTTTGGGTTGGATGGTCAAAAACTCCAACTCGAAGAAAGTTTTGCTACGAAAGAATCGGAACTTATCGCATCCACACAAGCAAAACTTACAGAACTTGAGAAGATGATTGTTCCTCTATTAGTGAACTTGATGAAGAATCCAGAGAAGGAATATATCTACTGGCCCAATCGTAAAGAAAAACTCGAAGAGCAAGTAAATAAAATAGTTTCGCTCACGAGAGGCTAATATGTTCTCCGCAATAATGATGATCCTAACTGGGTTGTCTGTTTCAGCAGTCGCAGCATACTTTTCCATCGCAGGGCTCATTGCGATCTTTGCTGCTAGCCCTGTGTCTATTGGGGTTATGGGTGCGACTCTCGAAGTTTCTAAGCTTGTTGCTGCCAGTTGGGCATACCGCAACTGGCGAACCGCACCCAAGGCACTGAAGTACTATTTCGTGTTTGCCGTGTCTGTTCTCATTTTGATAACATCTTTGGGTATCTTTGGTTTTTTATCAAAAGCGCACATAGATCAGGGGTTGACATCCGGTGATGTATCAGATAAAATAGTGTTAATTGAGGAAAGAATCGAGATAGAGCAGGAGATCATATCTCAAGCCCGATTGGATATCAATACACTCAATGACCAAATCGCACGATATACGGAACTTGGTGCGGTCACCAAGGGTGTAAACGCACGAGCAGAACAGACCGAAGAAAGGACTAAGTTGTTAGATCAGATAGAACTTTCGCAGAATAACATCACCGGTTATCGTCTGGAACTTGCGCCGATACGAGCAGAAAGGAGAGAGGTTGAGGCTGAAGTTGGACCAATCAAGTATATTGCTGCATTTGTCTATGGTGAAACAGATCAGGAAATACTGGAAAAAGCAGTCACTTGGGTTATCATAACGATTATATTTGTGTTTGATCCGTTGGCTGTACTGCTTTTGATTGCTGGGAACTACTCTTTGATACAGAGTAGGCCCAAACCCGCCCCAAAGCCGTCTGGGAGCGCCTATTTTGACGCCACAACCCTTGATCCTATCCCAATGGAAAAGGATGAACTTGATAAAGTCATGAAAGATCAGGGTAAAAAAAGAGGACCTTTTTCACTAAATCGCTAAAAAAAGCTTGACATGTTCACCAAAATGGGGTATTATATGTATTGAATTGATGAGCAATTCATTGTCTGTAAATAGTTTCTGAAACCGATTCTATACGGACAACTAAAAAACCTTAAACAATGGAGTTATATTATGAACAAAAAAGCTTTAACAAGTTACACACACGTGGCCGTACCTGTAGAAAATATTGAAAAAACTGTAAAATGGCTTCTCGATATGATGTTTGCTGGAAAAATTATATTGAGTCCGGAGTACCAGCGGAATTTTGTTGCACGCCCAAAGTGGAGTAAGAAAATTGTAATTTCAATCTGGAATCGTAAAGGTGTTAACACACTACACTTAAGAGACCTTGGTGATGGAACATATGAAGTCCTTGATGGACTTCAGAGGCTGCAAAGTATTTTTCTTTATATCAATGGAAAAATCTCTTTGACCACACCTAAAGGTGCGGATGGGGTGTATGTGCCTATGGGGAATTCCGAAACCTACAGAAAAATTTCATTAAAGTGGGAACACTTGACAGATGCTGATAAGCAAGCGTTTTATGATTCTGTAATTGCGACTTCAATATACAACTCCGCAATGACGGACATAGAAGCAGCAGATAAGTTTGTTGAGCTAAACGATGGGAACGATTTAAAGGACCAAGAAAAACGAAATGGTATAAAAGGATTTTACACTTCTATGGTTCGATCAATAGTCAATCCGGATACTCCTTTTGACGAGTTGGGAACTTCCCTGCACCCTTTCTTTGAAGTCTTTAAACTGCGGAATGATCGTAGACAGGCTGAAGAATTGGTAGCAAAACTTGCTGCAGCATCTATCCTGTATAACGAAAACTTAAGCGAATGGTTTTTAGCAACAGAAATTGATAGAGTTCTGTTAGATGAACAGTATGAATCTACGCCTGGAAGGACAGATTTGTCTGAGTGTAAAAAAACATACAAAACTCTGAAGGAAATTTTGGATCAAATGCTTAAAATTGTCAATTCAGCTTCCGACGAGAAAATGGCTAAGAAATCTTTTTCTAGCGGACCTAAGATTCTGTTTGCTTTTGAATTTTTGCTTTACTTAAAGGCAATGAAGTTAGAAATTGTAGATTTCAAAGCCTTTGCTGATACTTACGTGCCGACAATGTACTCAATGTTTCTTGACCAAGAAACCACGTATGAGGGAAGGCAAAAAAGTAGGTTACTGGTAACTTGGAGCGGTATGTTAGGTCTGCACTTGAAAGATCAAATCTTTGCTAAGATTGGAATTTTCCTAAATGCGATAACAGTTGATGGTGAAATTTCTGGAGTCGTAGGAAAGCGTGTCCGATGCTTTAGTGAAGTTCAAATCTTAAATCGATTTGAACAGCAAGGTAAACGATGTGCAATCGAAGGTGCACCAGTCTTTATGAAAGACATCGAAGGTGGTCACATCATCTCACACGCAAATGGTGGAGACAATGGCGATGATAACTTAATCGTCATCACTAAGGAAGTAAACCGAAAGATGGGACGCATGAACCTCGACGAATTCTTAATGAAGTATGGGGAGGAATATCCCAATCACTTATGTCGAGATATTGTAGAAAGAATGGCTGCTAAACAAGCAGCCTAATCAAAAAAAAGCAAGGGTTCGCTCTTGCTTTTTTTTACTTTTTGTGTTATACTATGTACACTTTGAACGGAGTTATATTATGAGTAAATTTTTTAACAGTCTAGTGGAAACACTCAAAGACGAAGACACAAAAATACTATCTGAAGGCGGTGCTTCTGCCGAGTATACAGGTTGTATTGATACGGGGAGTTACGCACTTAATGCTGTTCTCTCGGGTAGCATCTATGGTGGTGTTCCCAACAATAAAGTCACCGCATTCGCTGGTGAATCTGCAACCGGTAAGACATTCTTTGTCTTAGGAATCGTAAAACAATTTTTAGATTCTAATCCGACAGGTGGGGTAATCTACTTCGACACCGAAGCGGCTGTCACGAAAGGTATGATGGAAGACCGAGGTATTGATACTACCCGAGTTATTATTTCTGAGCCTGATACGATTCAGAAGTTCCGACACACCGCACTAAAGATCATTGAAAACTATTCTGCGCAACCAGAAAAAAAGCGCGAACCGATGATTATGATCCTCGATTCTCTCGGGCAACTATCGTCTACCAAGGAAATGGAAGATACGATGGAAGGTAAAGAGACTAAGGATATGACTAAAGCACAAATCCTCAAAGCCACCTTTCGCGTTCTCAATCTGAAGCTAGCAAAGATCGGTGTTCCTCTTATGGTAACGAATCACGTATATGATGTTGTGGGATCATATGTTCCTATGAAAGCAATGTCCGGTGGTTCTGGGTTGAAGTACACCGCATCCACAATCGTGATGCTGACCAAGAAGAAAGAAAAAGATGGCACCACGGTTGTTGGTAATATCGTCAAAGCAAAGATGCAGAAGTCTCGTTTGACCAAAGAGAATGCTCAAGTTGAAATCAAGATAACCTACGAGCATGGTTTGGATCGATACTATGGGCTGCTTGAAATTGCTGAGAAGTATGGAATCTTCACCAAAGTTTCTACTCGGTATGAGTTTCCCGATGGCACTAAGGTCTTTGGTAAGTCTATCAATTCGAATCCGGAAAAATATTACACACCAGAAATCCTTGCTATGATTGATGATGTATGTAAGAAGGAGTTCTTATACGGTAGTGAAGGTGCAGAGTTTGACGAGGTGCTGGAGACTGAAGATGCAGGAGAATAAAGATTATCTTTTAATTGATCCAGAAGAAGGATACGAAGAAAATAAAGATTTGGCAAAAGTCAAGATAATTACTGGTGAATTTTCCGGAGTTGAATATTCATACGGTGTTGTGAGCTTAGATCCTGATGTCAATGACGCCGATGAGTTGCATGTATCGTTCGAATATAATATTCACACTGAAGAAAAGGATTTTATCTTAAATGATGAAAAAAACAAAAAAACATTTGAAAATGTTATAAGTTCTGTGCTAAACTCTATATTAATGGCAACAGTCGATAAAGCGGAAGTGAGATACACAAATGAACTTAGAAAAGAAAATACTGAAACACCTGCTGTATGATGATGAATTTGTACGCAAGACAATTCCTTTCATCAAGGAAGATTACTTTCAGGATATAACCGAGAAGACAGTCTATAAACAGATTGTTGATTATATCCTGAAGTATAAATCTTCACCAACTGTTGATGCCCTTAAGATTGAGGTTGATTCTATATCAAATCTCAACCAAGAGCAGCACAAAAAAGTTGTTGATTATGTTGACGAACTGGCGTACAATGATGTATCAGAAAAAGATACCGAATGGCTGATAGAAAACTCAGAGCAGTTCTGTCAAGAAAAAGCTGTATACAATGCTATTATGGAATCTATTCAGATTCTTGATGATGATACGAAAGCATTAGACAAGGGTGCTATTCCTCAGATTCTAGCAGATGCTTTATCTGTGTCTTTTGACAATCACGTCGGGCACGATTTTATTGCTGATGCTGAAGAGCGATACGAGTTTTACCATAGAGTTGAGTCTAGCATTCCTTTTGATTTGGATTATATGAATCGAATCACGAAGAATGGATTGCCCAACAAAACTCTGAATATCATTCTTGCTGGCACTGGCGTTGGTAAGTCACTTGCTATGTGTCACTTTGCAGCGGCAAATCTGACGCAGGGTAAAAATGTTTTGTATATAACTCTGGAAATGAGTGAGGAAAAGATTGCGGAACGAATTGATGCCAACTTGATGAACACACCTTTAGACTATCTTCACCAGTTATCTAAAGATGAGTACATGAATAAAATATCGAAAATCAAGAGCAAGACTAAGGGTAAACTGATTGTCAAAGAGTATCCAACAGCATCGGCAAATGTTTCTCATTTTAAACATTTGATCAATGATGTAAAACTTAAGAAACAATTCAAGCCTGATATCATTTATATTGATTATCTCAATATATGCTCATCTTCTAGAATGAGAGCAAGTGCTACTGTTAACTCTTACACCTTGATTAAGAGTATTGCAGAGGAATTACGAGGAATGGCTGTCGAATATGATGTTCCTATTGTATCCGCAACACAAACTACTCGTGGTGGTTTTGCGAACTCGGATGTGGATTTGACTGATACCAGCGAATCATTTGGTCTTCCTGCAACCGCAGACTTTATGGTAGCATTAATCGCAACCGAAGAGTTGACAGACCTAAATCAGATTATGGTCAAGCAGTTGAAAAACAGGTATAATAGCCCTGATACATATAAGAGGTTTGTTATTGGTGTTGATAAATCCAAAATGAGACTGTATGATGTTGAGCAATCGGCACAAAACGACATTGTTGATAGTGGTCATGTGAATGACGATAAACCTATATTCGATCGTTCTGATTTTGGTACACGAGCGACTCAAGAAAGGGATTGGTCGCAACTGAAGTTTTCCTAATTATAAATAAGGGTTGTAGTTTAGGAAAATAAATGAAAACTTTTTCAAATTTTTTGTCGGAACAGAAGAACACTCACATGACCCACATTGAGGACAAGGTTCTCTACGGTGGTGTAAATGGTACCCGAGAAGCAATCTTTGCTCTGCGTGATATGCGGAATATGCTGTCGGGGCACGGCGGATCCGTCTCGGTCAAATGGGACGGGGCCCCTGCTATTTTTGCTGGTATAGATCCTAGTGACAAGAAATTCTTTGTTGCTAAGAAGGGTATATTCAATAAAAATCCTAAAGTGTATAAAACTCCGGCTGATATTGACGCAGATACTTCTGGTGATCTTGCCGCTAAACTGAAAGAAGCTTTAAAGCATCTCCCTAAACTTGGCATCAAAGGTGTCGTTCAGGGAGATTTTTTGTTTGGTCCTGGCGATGTAAAAGTCAAAACTATCGCTGGTGAAAAGTATGCAACCTTCCACCCCAACACAATTGTTTATGCAGTTCCTATAGAACAAGCTAGTGCAGTTCGTGCTGCTAAGATAGGGATTGTGTGGCACACCACATATACAGGAAAAGACTTTATGTCGATGCGAGCGACATATGGTGTGAATGTTTCGCAGTTTAGAAAATCCTTAGCTGTATGGTCACAAGATGCGATTTTGACTGATGTTACGAAAGCAACTATGACAAAGAAGGAGACTTCAGATGTTAACGCAATTTTATCAAAAATTGGAGTACTTTTTAACTCAATCAGTGGAACGACATTACGAACACTGGAGGCGAACCAACATCTCGCACAGCACATCGAAACCTTCAACAACACCTATGTCAGAGCCGGATCAATTATCGGAGACACAAAAGAACATACAGAAAAGTTGATTGGTTGGATTAGAGATAAATACCAAAAAGAAATTGATGCTAGAAAGACCGCAAAGGGTAAGAGTGCCCAGCAAGCAAAACTTGATGAGTTGCTTGAGTTTTTTTCCGAAGAGAATAAATCTAGTCTAGTAAAAATGTTCGAGTTGCAGAAGCTAATTGTTGATGCTAAACTTAGACTAATAAATAAGTTGAACGAGCTTCAATCTATTGACACGTTCGTTAGAACTAATAAGGGTTACAAAGTAACTGGTGCTGAAGGATTTGTTGCGGTTGATAAACTTAGCGGATCGGCAGTAAAACTTGTTGACCGTATGGAGTTTTCATACAACAACTTCTCACCTGACATAGTAAAAGGATGGCAAAAGTAAATGTACTCGTTCAAACAGTTTATTAATGAGCAACAAGGTAAGGAAGCATTCTTTACATTTGGAAGAATGAACCCACCCACCGTTGGACACGGTAAACTTGTTGACGTGCTTGCCAGAAAAGCGGGCAGAAATCCGTTTTTTGTATATCTGTCACATTCGCAGGATCCTAAGAAAAATCCTCTGACATACGATCAGAAAATCAAGCACGTTCGTAAGATGTTCCCAAAACACTCTAAAAATATTATTCTGGATAAGAAAGTCAAAAACGTTTTTGATATTGCCGGTTCACTACATGCCAAAGGATTTGATAAAGTCACGATGGTTGTTGGTGCTGATAGAATATCTGAATTTGAAACACTGTTAAATAAGTATAATGGTGTAAAGGCCCGCCACGGATTTTATGACTTTAAACAGATCAATGTTGTATCTGCGGGGGATAGAGACCCTGACGCAGAAGGGGTTGAGGGAATGTCTGCTTCTAAGCAAAGAGCGAATGTCTCTAAGGGTGACTTTGACACATTTAAGAAAGGTGTTTCTGTCAGCATGTCTGCCACAGACACCAAAAAGTTGTTCGACGACTTGAGGGCTGGAATGGGAATGTCAAAAGTTAAATAATCATAAATACACATATAACTGCAGTAAGGCTAAGGCAAACCTGCGGTGGGATAAGACTAAGGTAAACTCCAATGGAAGATATGCAAACAGAAGTTCTGTCTATGCAGCAGCGCCGAAAACGCGGAATGCAGTTGCGCAGAAGAAAAACTAGAATTAAAAGACAACGCCAGTTGGTTATGCGACGATTTGCAGACCGAGCGCGCATTTCTAAAAGAGCCAGACGCGGAGCAAGAATGATGCTCAAGAAGCGTTATGCTGGCGGAAAATCCTACGGAAAGTTGTCACCCGCACAGAAAATGACTGTGGATAGACGCACAGAAAAGATGAAGAAATTCGTCAGTCGGGTTGCCGCACGTTTAACTCCACAATTCCGAAGAAAAGAAATCGAAAGAAAAAGAGGAACTAAATCAGAAGATTTGGATTTGGATTTTGGTTCTTTGTTTGTAGAAGATTACGATGATCCAAATACCGATGGGTTACGGATGGCAGAAGCTCAACTGTACGAAATCTCGGAAGATGCGTTATCAATCCTTGAAATTATGTCTGATATGGATGAAGAGCCTGATGAGTGGATTCTTTCTAAAATCACTTTAGCGTCAGACTATATTTCTACGGTTAGAGACTATCTCGAATACTACACCGAAGAAGAAGATGATGAGGATGATGAGGATGACGACGAAGAGGAATATTCCGAGTCTGAAATGATTTCTGCTATGTTGCGCGCTGGTAAGGAGTCGTTCTCGGAAGAAGAGATCGAAGAACTTGATGGATTTTTTGAGGAATATTCTAGTTTGGTAAAGAAAGCCGAACGGGCTAATATGCCATTTGATATTGTATTGGAAGTGTATAACCGTGGATTAGATTCATACGAAAATCAGCGATTTAAAACTCCACAACAACTCGGATTTGCTCGTGTGAATAGTTTTATCGCGGATGGTAGTGTGGATGAAGATTTGCAAGAAAAAGTTTTAGAGTATGGTACCGACGATGCTTTTATCGCTTATGCTAGAGCTACGCCTGGGCAAAACCCCGATATTGCCACTATGAAGTATGATATGGATTCTGTTTTAAATGCGTTGAATGATATCAACACACAAAGAATTAAGAAGATTCATGAAGAGATCGATGATGAATTTTCTGGCATATTTGATAAGGAATAACGATGAAAACATTTAGGCAACACCTAGAAGAGATGATTGATTGTCAGTGCGAATCTGTACAAGAAGAATTAGTTATAACCGAATCTGAGTATCAGGGTAAGAAGGTAGAACTAAATAATCCTTTTAGGTTGCCCTCTGGTTCGAACAAAAAGTTTGGTGTGTATGTAAAGAACGACAAGGGTAATGTTGTAAAAGTTACTTTTGGCGATCCGAATATGGAAATTAAACGGGATGATCCCGAAAGGAGAAAATCATTCAGGGCAAGACACGGTTGCGACAATCCTGGCCCTAAATGGAAAGCAAATTATTGGTCTTGTTACCAATGGCGCGCTAGTGCTAAAGTAGATAACTAAGAGGTAGATGTAAATGGACCAGCATACAGACGATAGGCTTCAACGGATTGAAGACAAGTTGGATAAAATGTCGGATGCTATTGTAGCATTAGCAAGAGTAGAAGAAAAGATTACAGACCTTGAGGTGAGACGCGCCGAAGGGCACGAACGACTTAATAGAATGTCGGGTAAAATGGATGATATCGATGGGATTGTTATCTCTCTGCGAGAACGTATGTCAGTAATGACCAAGATTATGTGGTTGGTTGGTGCTGGTGTTATATCATCATTAATGACACACTTACCGGAAATATTGTAATGAAAGATGATATTAAAGAATCGTTGAGAATAAGACAACGAGACGTTAAACCAGCAACAAAACATATTGCGTCTCAGCATATTGAAAAAGGAAACCTGAAGAAAGTCATAGAACTTTTAAAGTTTTTGGGTAAGAAAGTAAATGTGGATAAATCTACTGAAGGAACCAGCAAAGCAGTTTGGACAATAGAGGGTGCTATGAAAATTGAAGAAGCCAAGAAAAAGAAAGATGACAAGCGTAAAGACGATCCCTGCTGGGATGGTTATAAACAGGTTGGGATGAAGAAAAAGAATGGTAAAGAAGTGCCCAACTGTGTTCCAGAAGAAACCGAGATTACTGAAATGAAACTGCCTATTTCTGACGAAATGTTCAAGTCATTGAAGAAAGGTGACAAGATTAAGATTAACTTTGATTCTTCTATCAAGAAAGGCAACGAAAACACATACGTTGTCAAGTCCAAGAGCAAATCAGCAAAGTACAATCTCGAAAAGATTGCGCTAAAAAACGTTGCCAATCCAGTTGCACAAGCATCATATCTCTATAACAGACAGGGCAAAGTTACAATGGCGCAGGGTGACATGGCAGTGACAATGAACTCTGTCGTAAAGGAAGCCGTGAGTGCACTTGGGGATTATCAAGCAAATCTAAATCCGGACAGTTCTAAACCTTTGGGCGGTAAAATAGTAAGACCACATTTAGTTAAACCGTACAAGAACAGGAAACATGCTTCAAGATGGATGGGGGTTGTGGATGATTTCGACGACGCTGTGAAGAAATATCCACGCAAAGCTGTTAGGGAATTAGGTAAAAAAGATCAATGGGGGAACAAAATTGTGCAAATTTGGGAAAATGAAAATATAGAACTTGAAGCTGCGAATTTGTTGGATGAAGGTATGTCATCATCACAAATCGCACAACTGAAAAAAGCATACGGAAGCATCGAGAGAATTGATGTTACGGGGCCCGCTTATAAGAAAGCAAAGGCATTCATTGCTAATATGAGCAAAGATGAGTTGATGACTATCGCCAAAGCAAAAGTCAAGTGGTTGTCACAATTTGCGGCATCAGAACTTGCTAAGTCTCACGACGTTAAGTTGAAAGCAAAAGACTACATGGAATCTCTATCATTTAGTGATTTGCGTAAAAATCTTGAAGAAGGATCTCGCGAAGCCGATATTAAAAAGACTATGCAAAAATTAAGAAATGCACCTAAAGGTGCTCCTGTGATGAAAAAAGCAGGTAAAGATGCAAAGATGTTAAGATTTGTTCTAAATCGCGATGTAAAATTAAGAAAAGAATCTATTGAACTTGATGAAGCAATTGACTTCCGTAAAGCACATCAAGAAATCATGGCATATGCCAAGAAGAGTGGTGGTATTG